ATACCTATGTACAAAGCGTAAGCTACGATTCTGGCATGAATAAGTCCACCATTGTAATGACCCAGTTGGCTAGCGGCACTTACACGGGTGTGACTTTTACTTTCTCGCAAACCAAATACGATTTGCCGCCTGACTTTGAAACCATTACGGATAATACCCATTGGGATAAGACAAAGCGTTGGCAGATGCTAGGGCCTGAAGATGCCCAGCAATGGCAATGGCTAAAGTCGGGTTATATCTCGACTGGCCCACGCATTAGATGGCGTATTTTAGGTCAGCAATTTCAAATCTGGCCGCCATACAACACTAAAGAATATTTAGGGTTTGAGTATCGCTCTAAGGGATGGGCGAGAAGTGCGTCAGGCGCAGTTAAAAACAGCTTTACGGCTGATGACGATACGACTGTATTAGACGATACGGTGATGGTATTGGGTACAAAACTTAAGTATTTCCAAATTAAGTCGTTTGATACGACCTCGTTGCAACAAGACTATTTCCGTTACCTCAATGTAGCCAAAGCCAACGACAAGGGTAGTGCAAACCTTAGTTTTGCCCCATACCCAACCAAAGTGCTTATTGGTTACGCTAACATCCCAGACACGGGCTACGGAACTTAATTATGCCAGTCGCTCAACAAAGAAGGGCAATGACGGCTTCTTTGGCTTCTCCCATTGGTGGGTGGAACGCAAGAGATTCGCTTGCCGAAATGAACCCGTTAGATGCGGTTCAATTAACTAACTTTTACCCCACCCCTACCGATGTCACAATGCGTAGGGGCTACACCCGTAATAGCTTAATTACAACTAGCACGGGGGTAGTTACGATTAATACCATTACCCATTCAGGTGTGACGGCTACCGCCACAACTGCTACTGCTCACGGTTTAGCCACAGGTGAATTTATATCCATTACAGGCTGTACGCCTAGCGATTACAACGGTATTTATCAGGTAACCGTTACAGGTTCAACCACATTTACCTACACAATGACTTCCGTGCCTTCTGGCAACGCTTCTGTGGTTGGTGTATATACCATTGGTATAACCGACCCAATCGAAACTTTGATGAATTACAGCAGTCCAACGGTTCAAAAGCTGTTTGCTGCCGTAGATGGCAAGTTTTACGATTGTTCAACTAATCCAGCCACCTTGTCATACAACGGCTCGTTTGGTAATGACCGTTGGCAACACATTAGTTTTTCTACGGCTGGCGGTAACTTTTTAGTCGCTGTAAACGGGCAAGACCCAACTATGATTTATGACGGTACGGCATGGTACAAAATGGCTACCACCGCTACTGCAGCGACTATTTCAGGTATTACCAGTTCAGGTACAACTGCTACGGTTACTACAACAACTAACCACGGACTTGCTACTGACAACCGTGTAGTTATTTCAGGTGCTACAGAAGCCGATTACAACGGCACTTTTAGGATTACCGTTACAGGTAACACGACTTTTACCTATGAAATGGCTAATTCAACCACTAGCCCTGCTACTGGTACGCCCGTTTATACCGTTTTAGGTATAGCTGGCATTAATAACAACCTATTTGTTCATGTAAACAGCCTACAAGAACGCATTTATTTTGTAGAAAAAAACAGCTTAGACTTTTGGTATCTGCCTGTTAACGCTTTAAGTGGTACTGCTAGTCAATTTCCGCTTGGTTCAATCGCCCGTTCAGGTGGCTATCTGCAAGCGATGGGAACTTGGACTTTAGACGCTGGTTACGGTGTTGATGACCTCGGTGCTTTTGTCACCTCGATGGGTGAAGTAATTGTTTACAAGGGTACTGACCCTTCCGACCCAAATGCTTGGGCTTTAGTTGGTGTATGGCAAATGGGTCAAACCTTTGCTAGACGGTGTTTTTTTAAATATTCAGGCGATTTATTGCTTTTGACGCAAGATGGCTTAGTGCCAATGTCAGCCGCCCTACAATCAAGCCGACTAGACCCCCGTGTTAACTTGACCGACAAGATATTCTTTGCGGTTAGCCAAGCTGCTGACCTATATTCAGGTCAGTTTGGTTGGCAAATCAACTATTTTGCGCCATACAATATGCTAATTCTCAATATTCCTGTAACTGAGGGTATTGAGCAGTTTGTTATGCACAACATTACAAAGTCATGGGGCAGATTTACCGATATTCAAGCATATTGCTGGGAAGTATCTGGCGTAGATGGGATGTTCTTTGGCTCTGACGGCTTTGTCGGCAAGTTTTATGACGGATTTTCGGATGCTGGCAATAACATCGTAGCCAACGCCCAACAAGCCTATTCCTACTTTGATAGTCGTGGGCAATTAAAACGCTTTACGATGGTTCGCCCAATTTTACAGACCGACAATACCGTGCCGAATGTGCTTTGCGGTATCTCTACTGATTTTGACACCGTAAATCTGTCAAATCAGATTAGCTTTAACCCTAATTTAGCCCAAGTGGGAATTTGGAATACAAGTACATGGGATAACTCAGTTTGGGGTGCTGGGCTACAAACATCTAAAGTTTGGCAAGGGGTCAATGGAATTGGCTACGCTGGCTCGGTCAACATTTCTGTTGCATCGCAAGGTGTGGATTTTCATTGGGCTAGTACAGATTATGTAATGGAGCGTGGGGGCGTTCTTTGATTGGTATTTCTGTTTTAAATCAAGACTATCAAAAGGAATGGGCATCAAATTTATTAAACTTACCATTACCCGATGATGCGGTTTGTTTAGGACAGGTAATAAACGGTGAATTACGAGCGTGTGTGGTGTATTGCAATTTTCAGGGTAAATCCTGCCAAACCCACATTTGCTCGACTGGTAAGCATTGGATGAGCAAAGAGTATTTATGGGCTATGTTTGACTATCCCTTTGAAAAACTTGGACTAAAGGTTATACTAGCGGTAATTGCGGGGAGTAACGAAAAATCCCTAAAATTAAGCCGAAAACTTGGTTTTAAAGATGTAGCCAAAATACCTTATGCCCATGATGACGGGGATTTGGTCATTTTGACAATGCGACCTGATGAGTGCAGGTGGCTAACTTTAGGAGCAAGGAATGGGTGCTAATTTTAATTCGACCAACTTAGGAAATCTTGCAAGTTCAGTAAGAAACCTTACTGGCGGCAATTTGCCAAATGTTGTAGGTCAAGCTGGTCAAGTATTTTCCGAAAAGTTGGGTCAATATGTGCCACGCAGCAATATTGGGCAAATGCCAACAATGGATGATTCTTTACTTCAGCCTGCACCACCCATGAATGTCAGCAATTCTCAAGTAGGCTACGGCAATTTTCCTTTATCGCCCAATACCTTAGGCTCTCGTAGTTTTTCAAATGTATTTGATGTGCAATCAGGCGATTCGGATTATGCTAAAGCCGCTAAATTAACTGCTCAAGGTAACTTAGCTGCCGCCCAAGCCCAAGCTACTGCAAACCGTGTTAATCAAATTAACCCATACGGAAGTATTCAGTATTATCAAACTGGTGTAGATGCTCAAGGCAACCCCACCTATTCGGCTGCCGCAGCACTTTCGCCTGAACAACAAGCTTTACTTGACGCACAAAACTTTCAAAGCCTTGGTTTAGCTCAAACTGCTAACCGTGCGCTAGGCAATGTGTATAACACATACGGGCGGGCGTTTGATGTTTCTCCATTTATGCAACAAGAAGTTAGCGGAACTCCAAGTTTTCAACAATATGGTGGTAGCCCTGATTTAGCAATGACTGGACAAGGCCCACAAGCATTACAAGCTGGTCAAGCCCAACAAGCACAAGGAATTGGAGCTGGAGAACAAGCACAAAGAGTGGGTTATGGCCCTATGTTTCAAGGTTTAGAAACTGCTAATGCTTTAAGACAGGCTGGCCCAACTGAAAACCTACAACGCTCATTAGGTGAAAATGTAGGCATGAGCGGTTGGGATAGAGCCAGCAACTTAATCATGCAACGCTTAGAACCGCAATTACAGCGTCAACAAGAGCGTCAAGATGCTCAACTAGCCGCACAAGGCATTCCTGTAGGCTCTGAAGCATACACCCGTGCTAAACAAGACC